GTTCAAATAATTTTGCAGTATCATCAGGTGCTGTAACAATAAAATCAGGTGGAGTAGATTTAACAGATGAAGTTACTGGTGTTTTACCTGTTGCTAACACAGCAGCTAAAGTAACTTCAATAGTAGCTGGTGAAGGTATAGATGTTTCTGGAGCAACTGGTGATGTGACTATATCTGGTGAAGATGCTAGTATATCTAACAAAGGTGTTGCTAGTTTTGCTACTGCTGATTTTTCAGTAATTTCAGGCGCTGTTGCTTTAAGACAAAAAGCTTATTTTCTTTTTCAAGGATATGGTACATCTGATGGTACTAATTATGAAATGGCTGAAATATTATCAGACACTAACGCGCCGTTTGAACATAATACAAGTAGAGGTTCAGATGGTTTAACTGCTGGTGAACCTAGAGCTTTTATGAAAGCAGGAGCTAGAGTAATGCCGTACTCTGGAACTTTAAAAAGATGGCAAGGATGGGCAACATCTGCAGGTAGTGGTACAATTGATATAGGTTTATTTAAAGTAACACCAACTAGAAATAACACTACTAATTTAACACCTGTGTTATTAAAAAATCATCAATTTACTGCTTTGGGTAATACTAAGCTAGAAGACATTGAAGAAACATCTTTTAGCGTTACATTTGCTGCTGGTGATATGGTATATACAGCTTTAAAAGGTAGTACTGATAATAAAGCTTTTTTCTTTACAACAACATTAGAAGTCGAATGGGATTAATAAAATAAATAAAATGATAAGTAAACATATAAGCTACAAAGAAGGTGTGTATAGCAACACAGCAATAAGAAGAGGAATAGAAAATAAGCCTAACGAAGAGCAGTTGTCAAACATGGAGCTAGTTGCCGAGAAAGTGTTTGAGCCTGTTAGGAAGTGGGTTAGTGGACCTATAAAAATAAATAGTTTTTTCAGATGTCCAGAGCTTAACAAAGCTATTGGTGGTAGTGGTAAATCACAACATTGTCATGGTCAAGCTATAGATATAGACGATACATTTGGTAAAGCTACTAACGCTGAGATGTATCATTGGATAAAAGAAAATTTAGACTTTGACCAAATGATATGGGAGTTTGGTGATGATGATAATCCTGCTTGGGTACACGTAAGTTATGTATCACCTGAACAAAATAGGAATAGATGTTTAAAAGCTTATAAAGATAAAGGTAAAACAAAATATATGGTTATATAAAAAAAGGGAGCTAAAAAGCTCCCTTTTCTTTTATATATATATTAATCTACTTTTTAACAAAGAAAGTTGATAACAATATAAGAACAACTAAACCAGTGAAACCACCAGTTCCAAAGTTGTTTATTAAACTAGTTAAGTTCGTGATAACATCCATACCCCAAACGTCTCCACCAGTTAATACATACCATAAAATTGTTACTGGGACAATAGCCATCATAACTGCCATTAATCCTCCAAAAAATCCTGTTAAATAATTTATTACTTTTTCCATTTTTTTAGTTTTTAATTAATACTTTTAAAATTTATAAGATAAACCTAATCTAAGTTCTCCTTCTCTCTTACCATCTTCGTCTTTTTTCAAAGGCATAACATAATAAGGATCAATATATAGTTTATTCCATATATTGTAAGAATAACCAAGTCCTAGCTCTAACTTATCTTTTAGTTCTTCTTCAGAATCTTTTTCGTAATTGTAAATACAAGTAGCCCAAAGACCTTGATGAACATCGTAACGACCAACTAATTCATACTTGTCTTCACCATCTTTAGTTACTGCTAACAAAAGTTTTTCATCCATTTGATAGCCAATACCTATTTTATCAGTAGCGTTCCAAGTTGAATCAGCATCTTCGTTAAACGTTGTTAACGCCACAAATTGTGCTGAAGCAAAAGTAGTAATAAAAGCTAATGCTATTGTTAAAAATAATTTGTTCATAATAATTGTTTTAGTTATAAGCTTGTTATTTCGCATGATCCACCAGAACAAGCTAATTCACCTGATAGATCAGTGTTGTCAACTTCTTCAACTACATTTTGTAATTCAATACTTTGTAGTTTTGAAACTAACTTATCAAACTCTTTTTTAGTTATATCTTCAAAAGGAGCTTGAGTATAAGTTCCACCGTCGTAAGGTAGAACAGATAAACCGTTATAACACTCTCTGTTTTTCCACATCCACTCACCAGCTTTTTTCCACTCATCTTCTTTTAAACTTATTGTTGCTGAAACATTATGAGTGTTAGATCCTTTTCTGTGACCTGGTTTAACCCATTCAGTAGCAACTTTTTTAACTCTTTTAAGTAAGTCAAAAGCAGACTCAGTTCTTAATATAGAACCTTTTGGAGCTGATTGTGGTATTTCTATAACAGCAGTATCATGCGGTCTAAAATATTCATCTTGAACAAGTTCAGGATGTTTTTCTTTTAAATAATTATATATAGGTTCGTTTTTACCTACACGTAATCTTCTAATATAATAATCATTGTGCCATGCGTGTATACCCGAAGATGTACCCAGCACTAACGACGTTGTTCCTGCTGGTTTGATACAAGTTGTACGAGCTGCTTTGTTTATCCCTATTAATTTTGAAACCCTCGTGTTTTCTCGTTTTACGATACTTGCAGCGGCCTTCATATCCAGCGGGAGTACAGCGGCACTCGCTATTCCTGTCATGGACACACCTATAAGCGCGTCTTTCTCTGTTGTTTCTTGCCATATTTCTCTTAGATAGTGGAATTCCGTATAACCTGCTTGAAGCGTGCCAATAAAAGCTGCGGCTTTCACACGTTCATTCAAATCTTCTTGGCTTGTGACGTCACTTACATTAACTTCACACAGGTTACAGAACTGATAAGGCCTTAAAGCTATCTCACAACAAGGATTAGTTCCCCAATCTTTATCATGATTAAAGTATATACCTGGCTCACCAGCTCCGGATAATTCAATACGTTTCCACAAATCTAAGAAAAATTCCTTTGTTATTTTATGTCTTATTAATACAGCAGAGTTATTAGCTCTACCTCTTTGTGGGTTATTCTCCCACCAACTACCTGATTTACACGAAATCATTTCTTCATCATAAGCCGAAAATAAACTAATAAGAGCTGCTCGACGAATACCGCCAGCAAGCACAGCATCAGCGATATGACAAATAATATCGTGTACTTCAAGAGTTGTAAGCTTTGTTCCATCTTGTTTCGCATGTAGTAGTCCTTTAATTTTTACAATACACTCTTTTAAAGGTTGTGGTCCTGGTGCTTTTCCGCCAGACGTAACTAAACGTGCACCCTTTGGCCTAATATCAGAATAATCAAATTTTATCTTAGATGATCTCTTAGAGCCTAAATAAGACTTAATTAAAACTTTAATTGCATCAGACCAACCTTCAATACTATCACCTATAACAAATCTTCTTGTTCTACCTTTAAATGGTTTTGTTATGTGTGGTAGTTTATCTACATGGTGTTTTTGAACTGAGTAACCGACTCCACATCCAGAGAGTAATAAAAACATACACTCGCTAAAACTATCAGTATGATCAATAGGTAAGTAACTACAGTTGTAGAGTCTGTTTGGACTAATTTCGATTGGTTTACCGCTGAACTGAAGCGATCGCATACTTGGTAAAACTTTCTTTTTATATACATATCTATAAGTTTCTTCTATTTGGTTATATAATTCTGGGTATCTTTTTTGATGCATCTCTTTGTTACGTGTAACAAGTTCTTCCCATGTTTCTCTTCTATTTAATTCTGGTATAAACTTAGCATATTTCATATGCACAGTTAAATCAGATAGTATTTTTTTATTTAAATCAATGCTCATTTATTCTTTTTATTTAATATTAATTCTACAACTTTGTCACATTCCTTTTGGTTTTGAGGTTTATATAAAGTTACATGTTTTAAGTTCTCATTTACATATTTTTTAAACATTTTCCAACGTAATGGAAAGCTTTCGTTTGCTCTACCTTTGCATTCAATTATAAATGAACGACTTACAAAATCAGGTGTATATTTAATTGGTAATATTTTTTTACAACCTCTATTAACTAAATCACCTTTACCATTACTTTGACGCTCGTAACTTTCGTTTTTAAACGTAAAACCTTCTTGTACAATATATGTTTGGCCTTCATATTTAGCTTTTATTTTAGCTTTTTTTAAAGCTATATACATATATTTTTCTAAACCAGAAGCAAACTTGATCCCGTCAAACGTAACTTTTTTAGCTCTAACGGGACCACGTTTCTTCTTTTTTTTATATCTGCTCTTCAATGTCTTCATCGATACATCTTTGTATTAAAGACTCTTCATTTAAGTCTCTAAGTTCTTCGCGTGCAGCTTGAATATATAATATTGCATCCATTAATTCTTCTTGCACATCGTTTAAATATTTTTGAAGACCTTTCATTTTTAATCTACGCTCATCATCTAATGTTGAACCATATTTAGAATAACCAGTATTTGATCGTTCAACAAACTTATCACAAACGTTTCTAACAACTGGATCTCTAAATGCATATTCTTTACGTGAGCTTATACCGTTTTTACTATCCATAATTTCTCTACTTGACATAATTAATCTTTTTTAAATGTTCCATTACTCATTTTACCTGTTCTATTTTTAATTTCGCTGTATGCTTGTGCAATACACTCTTCAATACTTACACCTTGTAGTTCAGCTAAGTTTGTCAATACAACTACACAATCACCTATACCATCAACAACATCGTCATGATTGTTTTTAAGTACAGCTCTACATATTTCACCTGCTTCTTCTAACAGTTTTAATGTTTGTGTTTTAGTATCGCCTTTGTCATACAAACCTCTTTCTTTAGCCCACTCTCTAATTAAATCAAAGTGTGCTACTGATCTAGCATTTTGTTGTCTAACACCTACTGGATATAAACC